CGCTCCAACAACCTCACCGGAGTATCTTATGCCTCTGTTTGCTGGTTCAGATGAAGTACGCCAACGCTACGCCGATGCTGTCGACCGTGCGGATTTTCTAGGTCTCGATATTCGAGATCTGGAGCTTCCTACGGAACACAGCTCCGACAATGCGTTGAAACGTTCTATTCTGGCCATCGAATCGAGGATTCGGATTTACGGTGGAGTTGTTTGATCCTTTTGGAGTCATGTTATGAACCGTTGGCAATGGCTTGGCGCTTTTATGGGCCTCGTCCGCCGTCTACTTGGTACGAGTGCTTGTCCGGATGTAACGACAAACGTCGGAACCGAGCAATCGGTGACGACGCGAGCTGTTACTCCTCGCAAGAAAACCACTCGTAAGAAGGCGACGTGATGGACGATCAACCCTTTTGGCGACTTGCATTGTTGCCGGTCATTTCCTGGCTCCTAGGGATGCTGAGCGGGTACTTTATGGATGCTCCGTGGAGCTCCATGGCCTGCCTCGCAACTGGAGGTGCATTATGAAGAATCAGATGACTCTCGACTTACTCACCATCGCAGTATGCGTTGTTGCGTACGTCTTGTTTCAGACGTTCTTCGCCCCTCAATAGCGGGGTACTTGTATGCCTTATAAGAAGACGTACCCTATTCTTCCTAGGATACCGAGAGATCGGCGTCCGAAAAAGGATAGGGGGCCCACTAACGATTTCAAATCGTTAAAGCCTCGAGACGTCTACAGGTACGGCGGCAAGACGATGCAGTACTACGTGCCTAATAATGGTACGCCCACAACTACGCAGTTTGACCCAAATGCCTATCCTACTTCGAGGCTCAAGGTCTTGGCTGGGACGATTGTGCAAGGAGACTTTCACAATCCGAACAGCTGGTCCTATGAGACTTGGAAGTGGAGGCATTGGATCGGCATGCGTAAGGGCGTTTCCGTTTTCGGGCAAGGCAGTACTACGACGATTGTCGGCGTTCTGAACGGGGATTATGTTGGACCCCCGGCATACAACCAGTCCGTCGTCTACAACCAAGCACTTGAGCGTTTAAATGCGAAAGTGCGTGGGGGTCTTGACTTAGCAGTTGCACTTGCTGAGATCAAGAGTACGACTCGAATGATTGCCAAGCTTAAGCAACTTAATCCGCTGATGCAAATCAGCAGAGAAGATGCTCGGCGCGGTAAACATAAGACTCGTATTGGATCGACGCGTGACGTGGCCAATGGGTGGCTTGAATGGCAGTACGGATGGAAACCGCTGATGTCGGATATTTTCGGCATCGCGGACGAATCCATACGTGTTGTCATCAATAAAGTCGAGCGTATTAAAGCCTCGGCCAAGCAACCCTTGACGGATTCCAATCGTAGGTTCCTAGGAACCGTGCAGTCCCAAGTCCCTTATGTCATTAGGGACGGGAAAGGATTCACAGCTTGCTCAATGAAAATTGAGCTTGACATTCCGGCTTTTGACCTCGCCCGTTGGACGAGTTTGAATCCGGTGTCGCTGGGATGGGAGTTAATCCCTTATTCCTTTGTTGCCGATTGGTTTTTCGATGTCGGTTCCTACCTTAGGAACATGGAAACTGCATTGTTGTACAATTGCAGATTCCGGAGTGGATATGTTTCTGAACTTGTAGTATGGGACGCCGAACATTTCGTTGATACAACTTTTCGAAATGTTGTCGGTGATACCACGTACACGTTCGGAGCATGCACTCAAACTCTTCGATACCGGAAATTTAACCGGACGAAGTTGACATCGTATCCGTTTCCACGGAAGCCGACATTTAATGTCGACCTAAGCAGCGCTAGATTGTTCAGCGCTGCTGCCTTACTTCACCAGTTCCTGAAACCTGGATTCTGGCGTAAGTAAGTGTACCCTGCTTAGGATTTCCCTAGCAGGTAACCTCCACCCCGTTAGGGGTAGACAGTTGGAGTAATCCAATGGCCGCTAGCAACATTGTGCTTGCTGACGCACTGGCAACCCCAGTGAACCACACTTTCGTCCCCCTGGGACCGGATGCGAGTGGTGTGTTTTGGTTCGAAGACCAATCCCAAGCTTCTCCGATCGGATATTGGCGCATCAGCTATCAGCTGAAGCGCCCGTCCGTCGGTCAGAGTGGGCAGTCATCGGCCTCGCGCACCTATCGCGCTGTTATCGGTCTGCATGAGCCGATTCTCGAAACGGTGAGTAACAACACTGTCTCGGGTATCGCTCCTGCGCCGACGGTATCGTACGTTCCGCGTAGTTTCGCGGAATTTGTGATGCCGGAACGGTCGTCTCTGCAGAACCGTAAGGATCTGCGGAAAATGACGTATAATCTCCTCAACGAAGCCCAACTGGTTTCGCTTGTCGAGAGTCTCGTCACGCCGTACTAACAGCTAGGAGTTTCGATGAAATCGCAACGCAGTGATGCGCTAGAGACCGTTGTTCGGTCTCTGTGCGAGAACATTGATACACCTAGGTCCCTGTCTGTATGGTTATGCTTTAAGCATAATCAGAAAGCTCTTCTAGAGCTCTCTCCAGCAGACATTGCGGTTAACGACAGTAAGGCGTTTAGACTAGAGTATTTTCTCTCTGAGTACCTTTCAAAGTACAAGGGGTTGAAAACTGGGATAGATCCTTATGCCGTCGCTCTCGGTAAGTGGAAACAAACCGAGGTTAAGTGCAAGGAGACCAATGAGATCTTCCGTAGGGCACAGCTCCGACCCTTTACAGGTCGCGATGAGAGCATCCTTTTCGATGCTCGTCGTAAAATAGCTGCTGTTCTCGGCGTTCTCAGGTTTCCAATTGTGCTTAACGACTGCAAGTGGGGGCCCGGCGCGACTTTCGACATGCGTCGAGAGTTGGCTACGCCGGACAAAAAGATTTCCCAGCCCATCTCTGTCACGGCCTCGGCACTGCCCGTATTACGTGCAGTAGTCGAGTCAGATCCGCATTGGGTTTCATGTTTCACCGGAGTAATTCCCGATGGTCCATGTAGCCTTACCTCTGACTGCTTCACAGTTGTCAGGGGATCGCGGTTTCTCACCGTGGCAAAGTCCGCCAAAACCGACCGCTGTATCGCTGCGGAACCTACTGGAAATGGATTTCTCCAGCAAGGTGTTCACAGCTATATGCGGCGTAGGTTGAAGCGGTTTGGTGTCAATCTAGACGATCAGTCTATTAACCAGCGGAAGGCGGCGGACGCCTACTTCTGCGGGTTATCGACACTCGATCTGAGTGCCGCGTCTGACACCATCTCTCGGGAGCTCATCTTCCATTTGCTGCCGCTCGATTGGGCACTCTTCTTGGACAGTCTTCGCTCACCTGAAACGCGGGTGGGTAAGGACTGGGTGCGAACTGAAAAGTTCGCCTCCATGGGGAATGCTTTTACTTTCGAGCTAGAGACGCTTATCTTCTGGGCCCTTGCGGGCTCGGTTTGTAGGCATCTTGGCAGAGTAGACGACGTAACCGTTTATGGTGACGACATTATCGTTCCTAGAGAGGCCTTTGATTTGACAGTGGAAATACTGTCTCTCTGCGGCTTCACGACGAACGAGAAGAAGTCATTCAAAGACGGTAACTTCTTTGAAAGCTGTGGTAAGCATTACCACCGCGGTCAAGATGTTACGCCGGTCTACCAGAAGGAGGTTGTGAAACATCCTTCTGAGATTATACGTGCACACAATCGGCTTGTCCGATTTGCAATCCTAGGCGCTGACAGCGATCTTGGTTCGATCGTTGCTGGCGCCGTGAAGAGTCTAGCAGTTCGCTATCCTCTTCGACCGTTTCCTCGCATCCCTTATGGGGTTGTGGAGGACGGTGGATTCTTGCGACCCCTTAGTGAATTCTCACTAGACAGGAACCATGGCTTTAGGTGCCATGTTCTTGACTACGTTCCGCAATATACCGCGGTTCGTGAGGACGCAATGTACGCGTATAAACTCCGTCGATCTCGCAACTTGAACACTCTTGCGAGTGGTCATGCTGCTAACATCACGGAGGGGAAGTGGCGGACGAAAGTCCGCATGATTCCCGAGCTACAAACCCGCGGAGAACATCCCGCGGGCTAGGGCTTGTCCAATCACCTAAATGATTGGTT